AACACATTAAGAATCCTTGGGGTTTAGTAGCCCTAGCCCCAAGGAGCTATTAGCAAAGGAGTAGAGATGGCCGCAGCATACGTAACAGTTGCCCAGTTGAGATCAAATCTCGGAATCGGTTCGCTCTACTCCGATGCAGATTTAGAAAGTATTTGCCAAACATCAGAGGATTTACTTAATTCTTATCTTTGGTTTAACAATGCCCCAGTAGTTGGTGCAAGCATTAGCAATAACGTTGCTAGCGTGCTACTTGCTAATCCTGGCATATTTGTAACTGGCCAAAGCGTGACTATTACCGCATCTGGCGCTGGTACGTATAACGGTACTTACACAATTACAGGCGCATACCCTGGTACAACTACACCAGCATCTTTAGGTACAGCATTTTGGAGTACATACGCATTTAGCAATTATCCAAATGGTTATTCGGTTATACAGTTTGCTAAAACAGCTGCCGATGATCCATTTCATAGAATTTTACCTTATGGCCTTTGCACTGGCCCTGGGTACAAAACATCTGCATACAGTGCAGTACCAGCTGTAAACCAGGCTGCAATGATTATTGCAGTTGATATTTTTCAGGCGAGACAAGTTTCTCAGAACGGGGGCAACGGTATGGATGGCATGAGCCCTAACCGTTACGCCATGGGCTACCAGCTTATCAATAGAGTCAGAGGCCTCATAGCGCCCTATTCTAGCCCTAACACAATGGTCGGCTAATGACGGCAGCAATTACTACACTTAGATCAACACTAGCAACCGATCTTACAAATACTGGCGTTTGGAATATTTTCAGTTACCCACCAGCCACATTGATTCCTAACAGCATAGTTATTACGCCTGGCGATCCTTACATCACCCCGTCTAATAATGATCAAACCAGCATATCACCTTTAGCTAATTTTAATATTCTAATTTGCGTACCTGCCCTAGATAACCAGGGAAACCTTGCAGGATTAGAGGACTTTATAGTAGCTGTAGTAAATAAATTAAGTGCATCATCTTTGGTGCTAAACATATCAAATGTCTCCGCTCCAGCTATCTCTAGTATGGCAAGTGGAGATTTATTAACATCACAAATCACTGTATCAATTCTAACGAGCTGGAGTTAAAATGAGCGAAGCAAATGATTTAGCCTTCTTAATTAAGATAGGCCAAATAAAAGAAACACCTAAACCAATCGCAACTAAAAAAGAAGAGGAATAACATGGCCATATACTTAAATAATAATGTAGGCGTTAAACTGGCTACTGCCGCAGCGCCTACAGTACCTTCAGTTGATATCAGTTCATTAGTAACAAATGCTGTTATTAATCAAATTGTAGATGAACTTGAAGTGACTGCAATGGGAGATTTGAGCCATCGATTTGTCGCTGGTCTCCAAGCTGGCACATTTAGCATCGACTTTATCAATGACTGGGCAGCATCAACTGTTAATACAACACTTAATGCAGCCTTTGGACAAACAATATCAGTATCAGTAATTACCGTTAAAGGCACCGCAGTATCAGCAACTAACCCTACTTACCAGTTCTCAATCTTGGTAAATAACCTTACCCCAATTGGTACAGGCGGCGTGGCTGAGGTTGCATCATCCAGTTTATCCTTTACAGTAAACTCCGCAGTAACAGTATCAACTACTGTTGCATTTTAACTAAGGAGTAATAATGGCAAAACTAAAGATTACTAGGGCTAATGGTGAAGTTTCTGAGCATAAAATTACACCAGGAGTTGAATATAGTTTTGAGCAGAAGTATGGCTCTGGAATTAGCAAAGTCCTGCGCGAGCATGAAAGACAGACAGAAATATTTTGGCTGGCTTATGAATGTTTACGCAGGGCTGGCGCACAAATACCTATATGGGGCACAGAGTTTATTGACACTCTTGAAACTGTAGAGGTATTAGACGAAGAAAAAAAATAGTACCGCGTGATTCAATAACCTACAACATAGCTGCGCTAAGTGTAGAAACAGGAATTACGCCACAAGCTTTTATAGAGATGGATCCAGATATGCTTAGGGCAATAGTCCAAGTATTATCAGATCGAGCAAAGGAGATCAAAAATGCCAGTCGAAGTCGTAGGCGTTAAAGATGTCCTTAAAGGTTTAGAGTTTGTTGATGAAGATATGCGACAGCGCATTAGGACCGCTATTGATCCTCTAATGCGTGGCGTAGCATTTAAATCTAAGGGTTTTGTTGCTGCTAATGCAGATGTACTGTCTGGCTTTAGCAAAGCATCTGGCAACCCTGGCACCTTCCCTAAATATGATGCAGGTGTAGTAAGGGCTGGTATTGGATACAATCCAGGTGAAAATAAAACATTTAGAAATGGCTTTAAAGTAAGCAACTATGTTTACAATGCAAGCCGTGCAGGATCTATTTATGAAACTGCTGGCCGATTAAATCCACAAGGCCGTGCGCCATTTCAGATGCTTCCATCTAAAGGCGCTAGTGGTACATACACAAAAAGATCTGCTAGAAGCAAAGCCTATGAAGAATACAAATCTAATAACCCATTTGCTAGTCAGCAATTTATTGGTGCGTTAGAGCCAGTAACATCACAGCCTAAAATGAAAGATATGCGTAGCGGTGGCCGCAAAACTAAAGGCCGTTTAATCTATAAAGCTTGGGCGCAGGATAGTCCTAAAGTTTATGATGCAATACTAAAAGCCATCAATGCCACAGCTATAGATTTTAATAAAAAAACAGAGATTAAGAAGGCAGCATAATGGCCAACGTAGTCGTCTCCGCAATTGCTACCTTTAATGGCAAGGCGCTTAAAAAAGGCCAAAAGGATCTATCGGCATTTGATAAGCAAGCGCAACAATTAGGTAAAACATTTAATAGGGTTTTTGCAACAGCTGCAATTGTGGCCTTTGGCAAAAAAGCAATTAACGCATTTGCAGCCGATGAAGCAGCTGCAAAATCTTTAGCAGTACAATTAGAAAATACTGGTAACGCATTTAGAATAGATGAAGTAGAAAGTTATATTGCAAGTACACAAAAATTATACAAAGTTTTAGACGATCAACTTCGCCCTGCATTTCAAACTTTATTAAATGCTACAGGGTCAGTTACACTAAGCCAGAAGGCTTTAGAAACTGCATTAAACGTAAGCGCTGGTACTGGCGCTAGTTTAGAAACTGTAATTAGTGCTATAGCTGCTGGGGTTAGAGGTCAAACTAAGGCTATTAAAGGCTTAAATACTGGTATTGATGCAAACATAATTGCTTCAGGCGATATGAATAAAATTATGGCTGCGTTAGAGAAACGCTTTACAGGTGCTTCATTAGCTAGGTTAGATACTTACGCTGGCAAAATGGATGCTTTAAAAGTAGCGGCAGCAGATGCTACAGAGATTATAGGTGCAGGTTTATTAGATGCTTTATCAAAACTAGGCAAAGATAACTCAATAGACCAAGCCGCTAACTCTATGAATGGCTTTGCTATTGCTATTGCTAACACTGCTAAAGGTATGGGTGACTTAATAGCCCAGGTTAAAGGTATAATTGATAGCGATGTAGGTAAGTTCTTGCTAGGACTTACAGCCTTATTAACTTTAGGTAAGAAACAGTTAATACTAGGTGCTGTAGGACTTATTGCTTATGATATTGGTAAAACTGCAAAACCATCATCTAATTTTACTTATGGTTCAGGCAATCCTAGAGCAGATTTAGTATTACAAAAGAAATTAACAGCTGCTAAAAAAGATGAATATAACATTACAGTAGCATCAAACAAAGCAAAAACAGAGGTAGAAAAACTTAGAGAAAAGTTTGATATAGAACGCATTGGTTTAACTGCTGCTCTTAATGCTGCTACAGATGAGGAAATTAAGTTACGTTTAAGAGCGCAACTGGCCATATTAGATAACAACGAGGCTTTGGCTAAAAAGTTATTAGCAGAGATGAACGCTAAATATGCTCTAGATCAACTAGCTGTTGCAGCCAATGGCGTTTACCAAGCATTTAATGGCATACTTAATTTATTAGGTAGAGGTGGAGATCAAGGCCCTGGACAAGCTTTGCAATCTGGTTACGGTACAGTGATTAACAATTACTATAATAATTATCCTGCTGGTACAAGTATGGCCGTGCCAGGTGCTACTGGTAACACTACAATAAATGTAAATACCCCAGGTATTGTTGAAACAAATAGAATTACGGAATTAGTTCAAGAAGGTATATTACGTGCTAAATATGAAGGAAGAATACTTAACCCTGCTGGTGGTTTATAATGGCGGTACCTGTAGTAAATGCAGTTATCAACTTTTCGACTGGTCCTGGCTTTGCACAAACACTCATTTTAGATGAAGGTATTTTAGATACAAACGCATTAGGTGATTCTACAACTTTAATAGTAGATGTATCAGATCTTATAAACAGCATAACTACTCAACGAGGTCGTAATGCTTTAGCTGATCAATTCCAACCTGGCACAATGAGTTTGCGCATCATTGATCAAAACGGAAATTTTAATCCCCAGAATCCGTCAAGCCCATATTATTCTTATTTAACACCAATGAAGAAGGTACAAATAACTGCAACTTACTCTGGCGTAACCTATCCAATTTTTGCAGGATTTATCACATCATATGTAACTACTTATCCTAAAGAAACCGATGAAGTAGCATATACAACTATACAAGCTGTAGATGCTTTTCAATTAGCCAATAATGCTCAAATAAGTACCGTAACTGGTGCTACAGCTGGTGATTTATCGGGTACACGTATCAATCAAATATTGGACCAAATATCATGGCCATCTGGTATGCGTGACGTAGATGCTGGATTAACTACTATGCAAAACGACCCTGGTTCATTTAGAACATCTTTAGCAGCAATGCAAACAGTTACCGATAGCGAATATGGGGCTCTATATGTAAATGGGTCTGGATCCTTTGTATTCCAAGATCGTAACGTGACGGCAGGGTCAATAGGCGGCACACCTACCATCTTTGCAGACAATGGCACAGGCATAACATATGCAGAGGTTAATTGGATTCTTAATGATGTTCTTATTTTTAATAAAGCTACAATTACTAGGACTGGTGGTACAGCCCAAGTAGCCACAAATGCAGCCAGCATAGAAAAATACTTTTTACAATCTTATTATTTAGATGGCCTACTTATGCAGACAGATGCTGTAGCCCTTGATTATGCTCAGGCTTATGTTGCAAGTAGAGCAGAAACAAGCATTAGATGTGATTCGGTTTTACTTGATTTGTATAGCCCAGATTACAACACAGGCATAATAGCTGCCCTAAGCCTAGAGTTTTTCGATCCAATCAAGGTAATCACCACCCAGCCAGGTGGCTCTACTATAGAGAAAACCTTGCAGATCTTTGGCACACGTAATGTAATTACACCAAATAGTTGGAAAGTCCAATTCACCACTCTAGAGCCGATCATAGACGCATTTATCCTAAATGATACGATTTATGGCACTTTAGACTATAATGTCCTAAGTTACTAAGGAGTACAAATGGCTAAACAGACGTTTACGACAGGGCAGGTATTAACAGCTGCTCAGATGACATCTTTGCAACAAACCGCTATGGGCGGTGGATCACCTGTTACTAAAACAGCCTCTTATGTATTAACAGCTGCCGATGCTGGCACTGTAATTCAAATGAACAGCGCATCTAGTACAACCATTACAGTTAATACTGCTTTATTTTCAGCTGGAGATTCTGTTTTTATTCAGAATATAGGTGCAGGTGTTTGCACAATTACTGCTGGTACTGCAACCGTTACTACTGCTGGCTCATTAGCATTAACTCAATGGGAAGGTGGCACTTTATATTTTACATCTGCAAGTGCATCTATTTTCTTTGACTATATTCAAGCAGGAGTATCAATCCCTTTAACCACAAAAGGTGATTTGTTTGGTTATGATACTGCTAACGCCAGAGTACCTATTGGTACAAACGGACAAGTATTAACAGCCGATTCAACTCAATCATTAGGATTAAAGTGGGCAGCTGCAGCTGCAGGTGCAAGTTGGTCTATTGTTAACTCAGGCGGAACATCATTATCAGCGGCAACAACAGTAACAGTTTCAGGTATAAGTGGTGCTGACAAAGTATTAATTTTAGTTACTGGTGCAAGTACGGGCGGTTCATCTACAATAGCCTTTAGATTAAATACTGATACTGCAAGTAATTATTACAATTTTGGTGGTTATGTAACTGCTACAAGCACAATAGCTTCACTTGTTCAACCTACAAGCGGTTCAGGAAGTTCTAAAATTACTTTTGCAGAGACACCCGAGGCTGCTGCCACGGCTTCTGGATTCTTATTATTAAGTGGTGGTAATTCATCAGGCGTAAAGGCTTATAATTATGGTGGTGCTGCATCAAATTCAGGAGTTGCAGTTGGTCAAGTCGGTTACTGGGGTGGTGGATACTACAACTCTAGTTCAACAATTTCATCAATAAGTATTAACGTAACTGGCACTAATTTTGATGCTGGCACAGTCTTTGTTTACACAAGCGCATAAGGAG